CGAGCACCCAGCCACGCGATTACCGAGCCGGCCGTATTGGCGCCGACATTGACATAAGCAGTCCGGTAATAGCGTGGAATAGCCCCCGCATCAGGATTGACGGGTGGCAGCGGCAACGATAGCAACACACCAACACCTAGACTTGCAATGGGTACCGCGCCGGTTTCGCCGTAAGTGGTCCAGGTGGTGTTATCCGTCGATCCCTGCAATTGAAAGTTGACGGAGGTACCACCCACATAAGCTGACGTGATTTGGAAATTTACAGACAACTCACCCAGGCCGGAAGGTGCATCGCCCATGTCGCGGTTGTTGATCATGTCCAGCACGTTGGTGCTGGTAGTAGTAGCACCGCTGGCGAACTGCGCAGCACCAGTCATGCCGGCGCTGGTGCTGTAGGTGCCTTGGTCAAAGACCAGATTTGCATCGATAAGCATGATTTCTATCTCCTGTTAGATAGTGGATTCGGTGGACAGAATTGCATCGACCGTGCGCACTGGAATACCTCGGAAGGTGGTAATCGCCTTGCCTTCCCACTCTTCCAGACGCAACAGGACGTTGGTCTTGTTGACGGCTTGAATGTCGAGGTAGGTACGGATGGTGCGATTGGCATAGATCGCCAGGCGTCCCATTTCCATCATCCCGCCGTTTGGCGCGTCTGACTTCTGCTCAGTCGATACGCGCACTGGTGCAGTTGGCAGACGGTGAACGCCACGAATCAGCGCATTGATCAGATTGGCTGCGGAGCCACCAGACAACAGCGTCACATCGATGTTGGCGAGACGAACCACATAACGCCAGTCGCGCACGGTCATGCCCATGTCCCACTTGAAGTGAGTACGGTAGCCCTGATACATGTTGCCGTTGGCATCGGTCAGCGGCCATTCGCCAAGGTCCCGGTGTTGCAGGCCAGAGATTTTTCCTTTCGGAAAAATGCCGTGCATGGTGTTCGGACCCCAGCAGCAAATCCAGATCGACGTATTGGTCGACGCAGCGCCACCGCAACTGATCACGTTCGCAGCGGTTTGCGCTGCTGCCGTGCTAGATGAGTTGTAGCGTGGCGACAGCCCCATAAAGCGCTCTGGGTTGATAGTCACGTTGCCGTAGAACAGCGTGGACGCCATTTGCTGATTCATGCCTTCCAAGAAGGCCATGTCTTCCGACAAGCGGAATTCAGCAGTGTTGCCGTTCAAATCGGCCAGGTCTTTATCGATCTCGCTGTAGCATTCCAACATGCCGCAGTTGTCGGTCACTTGCGCAGTGGTCGACTTGGTCTTAACAACGCCGTAGTTCAGCAGGCGCCAGGTTGCGGTAGGCAGACCAGTGCGCACAGTGGTCTTGTGTCCAGTTGCCAGATTACCTTCAACGACAAGCATGTCGTCAAGGATTTCATTGGTTTGCGAGAGCAGATTGATGATGGTCGCTACCTTGCCATCATCATCAATGCGCTTTGCCCAGTCCGCATATGTGAGTGCGGTGCCGCCGAGAATTGCCATGGTATAGCTCCTAAGTATTCATGATTGATTTCTCCTTGTGTTGAGTCATTCGGGTGGCTGTGTGAAGGTGTAGCCGTTCGAATCTTGACGTAGAGTGATTAGCTTTCGTGCCCGTTTCCAAGCCCTGCCATCGTGGGATAAAGCGTCGAGCCCGCAGATTTAGTGCCACTGCTGCCTGCTGGACTACCTTTGATTGGTGTGGCGGGTGCGTGAGGTGCTGCCGCCTTCATCAGTCCACGAACTATTTCCGGATTGTTGCCGGCGCCGGTAATGTTCAATGCATCAAAGAACTTACCAGCGCTTTCACCGAGCAGATTGACAAGCCCGGCCTTGGTAGCAGCGAGATTCTTTTCAAGATTCGCGCCACCGATTACGGGGTCGTTCTTGACTTCATCACGCCACTGGGTTTGCAGGTCTTTCCACGCGTTCATTGGCGCGTCAATGGCCTGCTTGATTTCTGCTGTGTAGAGGTCAACCAGTTTCTGCGCGGCCTCCTGCGGCATCTTCGCTTCTGCTGCGATTGCCTTGAACTCGGTCAGTTTTTCCGGCGCTAGGTTGACGCCTTCGGGCAACTTGAAATCGCTGTACTCGATTGGCTTCGCGTCTTCTGGTTTGGCGGCCTCGGCCGGCTTGGCTTCTTCTGCGGGCTTCGCGCCGAGCAAACTGTCGGGCGCTTCTACGGTTGCTGCCGCTGCTGCTGGAGCCGCCGCACCTTCTGCGGCCGGCGCTGCTGCCGCTGCCGGTGCACCACCACCTGCAGCAGCATCGCCGGCCTCGTTCATCAGGACAAAGCGTAGAAATAGTCGGTTAAACATTCGAATTCTCCTTAACCATCAAAAGGTATTCGGGCATGCAATGCCTCTGGATTTCCGAAAAAATCGGCATCGCGGCATTGCGTTGGCCCAGGTTGAAATAGTCCTTGCTGTTGCCGTTGAACACGACAGAGAACAAGCCGCAGGACGACAGAAAATCCCACATCCACACGCGGCCGTCAGGCGATGCCATGATCTGACGAAGACCATTTAGGCGGCGCTCTTCGCGTACCTTGGCTGACTTTTCACGGTCCTTGACGGATGTCTTGTCGCCGGCGTCATAACCCTCGGCTGCGCCGGTCGTTACTTCTTCAGTGGATGAGCGCAATTTTATTCTCCGGTTCTTGCTGCATGGTAGGGATGGTGTTCACACGCTGGCCAACGTGGCCGAGCGCAAACGAGGTGGCCAGGTCAAGCCAGATCGAGAATCCTTGTTCGCGTGCCTGGCGGCAAAAGAAGTAATCCTCGCCCTCGATCCACTCCGGTGTGCTGTCGGTGGCGGCATGCGCTGGCGTCTGGAAATATGGCTTTTCCATGCCGGAAAACACACCGATCTTGATCAACAGGCAACCGCTGGGGAGTGCGCCAACTTCCATCACCTGATCGGCACCAAGCTCAACACCGGTCAGTGCTTCGTCTAGCATCACGCCGCTGAGTGACTTGCCGAGTAGCCGATGCGGCTCTTCGCGCTGGATGTAGGTCGCACCGACGATATCCTTGTCGTGCTCGATCAGGCGGCGCAATGTCCATGGGTGGATAACGATATCGCTGTCAACAAAGAACAGGTAATCAACGCCTAGGTTCTGCGCCTCGGCAACCAGCTTGTTGCGGTTGTTGACCACCAGCGAGCCCTTGGTGTTGATGATCGCCAGGGAGATGGCTTCGTACTTGACGCCATCCTGCATGATTGGACTGCAGCGGTAGGCCATGCCGGCCAGACTCATTGCGAAATCGGCGTGCACCATGTCGCCGGATGGGATGCAGACGGCTACGCGCTTCATTTGGCCACCACCTTGCAAAATGGTGCCAGTGGTGCCAATCCCTTTTCAAGGCGATCATTTGCCTCGGCTTCGGTCATGACAGTGGCGACACTCTTGTCGGTGGTCCAGCCGCCGTTCGGCTGCGCGTAGTCGCGCCCGATCTTTTCGCTGAAGTACACCGGCTGACCTTCGTCAACGCGTTCGATGACATGCCCTGGCTGGTCGTTGTGGGCGTGCGTGGTTTCCATGCTATTAGCCTCCTTGGGTGGGTAAATTCGGGTAAAGCGATTGCGCAGCGTTGGGCGCGGTCGGCTGCTGAGCCTTGGCACCTTTGCCCTGCTTGCGGCCCTTGGCAACATCGGGCTTAGCCTGCGGCCCCATGGATTGACCGGGGGCTTGCGCCTGCGCTTGTGCTTGCAGCACGCCTGGTGGAATGGTTGGCATCACAGTCTCCTTGTTGTGCCGGTCACTGGTTCCAGCAACAGCGGCGGGTGATTCGGGTGTAGTGCGACGATGCGCTCACCGGGCAAGACGGCCAGCGACAAGACTGGTCCTTCGTACCCTTTGGGCAACTTGCAGATCAGCTTTGCACCACGGATGGCCACGCCGACTGTGTTGCTTCCATGGTCATAGACGAGCTGCGCTTGTGGCAGCGGTGGCGCGCCCATAATCATGGCCTTCTGTTTAGCCTCGGCCTGCTCGGCGGCTTCCTCCTCCTGAAAGCGCATCTCGATCAGACGGCGATCTTTCATCGAAGCGTCAGGCCGAATCAGCTTGCGCAGGTCTTTGAAGTCGATTAATTTCTCGCTCATGCGGCACCTATCATTTTTTGGAGTGCGTTCACGCCACCGCCGACATCGGTCTGGCTGAGCGTTTGTGCACCTTGGGCGGCTGCTACGCTGTTCTGCAAAGTCTGTTGCTGCTGCATCTGCTGATTGCGGGCAGCGCGGATTTGCTGCACCTTGGCCAGCGATACGATGATCTTGGGTGACACGCCGAGCATGTCTGCGTATTCCTCGATAGCCTCGTCAAAGTCGATGTTGTCCAGCACCTCAGGCTTGGCGGCTGCCATGTTGCCGACGAAGCCAGCCAGACGCTCGATGCCGGCAGTGCTCGCGGCTTTCTGCGCCTCGGCCAGCATGGAGATGTACTCAACCTTAATCTTCTGGCCAGACAGCTCTTGCGGTACCGGTGGCAGCAGACCATTACGCAACATGATGTCGAAGGTGCAATTGATGGCTGGATCAAGCGCCTCATTCTCGAAGCGCTCCAGCACCGGGCCAAGCTGGATCAGCTTTTCTTCCTTACGTGCATCAATCTCAGTTGCAGTGCGCACGGTGTCGAGCTGACTGATCATCATGAACAGATCATTGAAGAAGGTAACTTTGACCCGCTCCTGCACTTCCTTGATGTCAGCAGCCAGCCCTTGAAAGTCTGGCTTGATTTCATAGATCGGTTTGAAGCCGACGCCGTTATTGTTGGAAACGTAGGTCACGCCACCCGGAATCATCGATGCAGGCTCGTTTCTAAGCGATACATCGGCAAGCATCGGCGGGTTGACGTGCTTGTCGATGGCCTGCGCTTTACGCTTCTGCTCAACCTGCAGCATCTTGACGTCGCCCAGTGCATCCATGCCAGGGCTGCGGCCGTAAGCATCATTACCAACGATGTCCCAGCGCGGTGCGATGAATGGCTTTTCATGAAAGCCCCGAGTGCGCAGCAGGTAGTTGCTGCCGCTGCCCAGTTCCCAATACACCTCACGCCATGGCATACCCTTCACGCCTGGTGCTCCGGGTATCAGGTCCGAATTCTTCTCGATCAGGTGACCTACCTTGACCTCGCGCGTGAGCATGGCGCCACCGGTCTTGATCGCCCCCTGAATTGTCGGGCTGCAATTCTCCAAGCCGAACATCTCGGCCACCTGTTTGACGGTTAGCACGAACTCGCGGCACAGCGTACTGACGTCCTGGCGGTCATCCTGCGCAAGAAAATACTCGCCGGCGCAGGTGTTGAAGCACCGAATCACGTCGTCATAGTCGTGATAGATGATCATCGGTCCGGTACCGAACGCGCCTAGATCGCCGTAGACAGTGGCCAGCGAGGTATAGAAATTGGACTCAGCAAACACAGTGCCGAGCCGCTTCTGACACTCGGCCAGCCACAACTTGACCGGACCCAGCTCATTGAGCACATCATTGTCCGTGGCCAACTTGAACCATGGGCGGCCTGGGCTGGTGATGCCAGACATCATGCCGGCAGCCAGCACACGCAGCGCCACGGTACCGGTGTTGTCAACGATGCGCTGATTGATCGGGCTGCCACGGTTGCCCTGATTGGCCGTGATCAACCACTTGTATCGACGTGGTATCAGGTAATCAGCGATCTCGCGCCAATGCGTCCACCAGCTCATGCGGTCATTGCGCAGCGCGATCAATAGCTGGTCGCAGTGCTGGCGCAGGCGCATGGCTTCCGGTGATGCCTTGTCACCGGCTGTGCGTTCGGATAGGGCGAGATCGGCCATTTACTTAGGCGCCTGTGACTGCTGCTGGTGTATCGACAGCCGGCGCAGCTTCAGCAACCGGTGCCGGCGCTGGCGATGCGTCAGCGGTTACAGAAGGCGCAGGGATGGACGGAGATACCGAAGGCGATGCCGAAGAAGCGCTGCTGGTATCCACTGCCACCACAGACGGTGCAGCGCTGTCGCTGGTTGCTACTGACGCCGAGTAGATCGGCGTAGTGCTTGGCGACTCCCCCGCGGCACTCACGCTTGCAGCGTCCGTGACTGGCGATGGCGCTGATGGCGGCTGATCGAATCGCTCCTTGAACGCTTCGAAGTCATCGCGCAGATTGACAACCTCATCAGCAACGGCCTGCTTGAACGCTTGTTCGGCCTCTTTCAGAGCGAACTCAGGATCAGCCAGCTCAAGGGCTTTGTGGATGGCCTCTTTGATGGCCGCAAGTTTTTCATGGATGAACGACATGGTTTAGCTCCCTAACAAGGTTTTGGTGCCAGTAGTGGCGGGGGTTGTGAGGCCGTTGGCCCCGGTTTGAATCGTTGCTGCCGGGCCTGTTGCTGCGCTGGCGCGCGATGCCACTGTCTTGCTCGCCTGCACTGATGCTGGCGATTGAATGGCGGGAATAACTGGCGCTGCTGCAACCGGTGCGACTGCTGGAGGAGATGAAGAGCCACCCATGATTTACCTTTCGTATGCTGGTTCGGAGCGCTGCCCCGGTGGGTTAAAAGGGTCATATTCGTGCTGCACCATTGGCGTCCTATTGGCTGCTGCACGTCCTGCGTTCTGGTTTGGTTGCACCGGGTAGGCGAAGGTCAGGGCCAGCGCGTCGGCGATATCTGGAGACGACAGGCCGCGCTTCTTCATGTCCTTCTTTCCTTCAAGCTGGATGGCATCCTTGCCATCGCGCAGCACATAACCATATTCGCGGTCGGTAAGTTGCGAGCGCATATCCGGTTCATCTGGTATTGCACCGCCTGTCTTGATCCACTCCCGCATGACGCCCCACATCTCGGCGCCTTTGTTCGCGTACAGAACGCCTTCCTGCCCCGGCATTGAGCGATCTGCCTTCCAGCCAAAGCCGACTTCAGTTACAGGCACTCGCAATTGCCGTAGGCGATCAATCACCCCTGAGCCGGCGCCGGCATCGCAAAAAATTGCATCTGCACGATAGAACTCGTATTGCTCAGCAACGCGGGCAGCAAGTTGCATGTTGTCTATGCCCCGATATCTCAGGGGCGGGTGAGTACGTCCGTCCCTTCCCTTGCGGATGTAAATCACCGATTCGTCATCACCGAAGCGCGCAGGATCCACGCCTAGCACCAACGCCTCATAGATACCTGCGCCTGCCTCACGCTTGGCGGCTTCCTCAACGATGTCCGAGCCGATGAACTGCGTCGACCCAGCGCGCGGGAAAACGCCGCGAACACGAACACGCACAAAGTCGGAATCTTCTCCGTAATCGGCTACCCACTGATCGATCTGGGCCTTGTTCGTCATACGCGCTGTGCGGCTATCAATCTGTCGCGTGATCCAGCGGTGTTTCAGGGCGCCGAAGCATTCGCGAAATCGGCCGCTGTTGCGCGTCGGGTTCCCAAATGCAACCCAGACAATCTGCGTATCGCTATCGGTCAGAGCACCCTCCGACGTTTCCCAGATGATCTTTGGTATCGCGCTGGCCTCATCGAAGACTACAAGCACGCGCTTGCCCTGGTTGTGCAGACCGGCGAAAGCTTCAGTGTTGCGCTCTGACCATGGCGACATATCGATGCGCCAGGTCTTCTCATGCTGTGGGTCGCGGCTATAGATCGCCGTGGCTGTCAGTTCGAACCAGTGGCCGCAGATGCAGCGGCGATGCCACTTTGCAACCTCGGCCCATGTCTTGGTGCGCAACTGTGATTCAGTGTTTGCGGTAACTACGCCGCGCGTGTCTTCAAAGGTGCACAGCGCCCACAACACGATCCATGACACCAGAGCCGATTTGCCGATACCGTGGCCGGATGCGACAGCGATCTGGATAGCCTCTGACACTGTGATGTCGCCGGATTGCAGGCGATCACGAATCACCGTCAAGATGTCGATCTGCCAAACGTCAGGACCATCGTGTTCGGACAACTCGCCAACGCCCCAGTCAAATGCATACAGCACGAACCCGAGCGGATCATTCGAGAAGCCTGCAATGGCGGTAACAAGATCGTCTTCAGCCGTTGCCATTTGCCAACCTCTTACGCGCTATTTCCATGCGGCTGGCCAGATTGCTTGCCACCCCCTCCTTCGCCTGATCGCCAGTGATGCCATACGCTTCGCGCTCCAGCGCGAACAAGACCTTTGCAGCCTCTGTGAGTTTCTTAAACGCATCGATGCGACTTGTCTTTGAGCTGGCTTTCTCCAACTCTTCAAGTAGCTTGCTGGCGAGGTCGCGGTAACGTTTGATGTCCTGGCGATGGCTCATGCGCACCGCTGCAATAACCTCTGCATTCGCCTCTACTATCACCTTTTCGGTAGCCGCCTTTGCCGTGGCTACCTGACTGGCTACTTCGCGATTGGCTACCAGGGCATCGGCCTTGGCTTGAATCTTCTGTGACAGGTCACGCACCCAGCCGTCACGCTTTGCGCGCTTCTGAATCGCACCATGAGTAATCCCTTGGCTAGCTGCGATTTCACGAACCGAAAGAATCCCGGCCCGGTAATCTGCCTCTATGCGTTCCCAATCAACAGAGTTTGCAGGTGTTGTCACGGTCGTGGATTTCGTTGCCTTCAGTAAGGCTCAACTGTATCCATGACGTGCGACGAGAAGTCGTCGGTTTTATCCGGCGATGTTTAGAGGGGATGGTGTTGCGATCTTGCTGCATGGCGTTGCACCAGAGCAGCACAAGACGTTCGCCGCTTTCGTGGTGCGGCTCTACACCGTTGTTGCGCCAGCCTTTGATTGTGCTGGGTGGAACGCCAATTCTAGCCGCGATTGACGGGATTGTGAAACCCCCTCGCACAAGATCAGCGATAACTTGGGGCCAGTCAACGGGGTCATATTTGACGGGCAGGTGCATACATCAATGTTTTACCGAAGCAATCAAGATGCTGGTTTCCAACTTCCCCAATGCATTGAGCAGCCCTGCGGCATTGCCGAGCATCCAAGCTTGCGCGAGCAGCAAGCGATAATCGGCGTCTGGTACTTCGCGCAACAGCTTGTCTGCGACCTCTAACCCATCCGCTAGCATTTCTTGAAAGTCAGTGTTCATGATTTCACCCCGTCGCTTCAACATTGCTATAACCATCGCCATATAAATTTTTATCCCAAATCAATTCGGAGCCGTCAGCGAAATAATGCACATGCTCACTCCAATCATCTGTTTGGCGTTCAGCATACTGATCAGCCAATCGTTTAATTTCCAGAAAAAATTCACTTGCTGGGCCGTTGTATGTCCGATTAGCTATTTTCAAAATGCGTTGCGCAACATTGGTGTACTTCACGTTGCCACCTCATCAAAAAGTCCTTCGCGCTCCATAGCCAACGCCAGGATGGCCAGTGCGTCGGCCTCGTTATCGTCCTTCGGATTGAAGCCGCGAAGCTTGGCTTGTGCGATCATTGCGGGCTTGTCAGCATTGCCGGCGCCAGTCCAATTCTTTTTCACCGTCCCAACACCGACGGGCACCATAGACAGATTCTTGAGCGCGCACCATGTTTCGAGATGCGCGCGAAAGCCGCCGTAGGCATGCGCAGCAAGAATGCCTACGTGGTT